CAGCGCCGCTCCAAGATGTCCAGCAGCGCGAGCAGGATTTGGCGTAGCCCAGTGTGCAGCTCGTCGTCGGTCATGGCAACTCCTGATGCCACGCTTCAAGTACCTTTGGTCCAAGGTTGCGCGAAATATAAATCACCGCTTCGTCCAGCGCGTGCTGCATGATGTTGCGAGGCCGGATGATGTGGTGCTTGACCAGAAGCGTTTTGACCCACGCGGACTGCCCGATTGACTTCTCGCTTTTGCTAACAACCCCGCTTCCTATTTTGGGCGTTTCACCGGCGCGATACGGTTGTGTCTTTGGAACATAGCCAGTTCTAAAGTGTAGGTATTTGCCGTTCTTTGGGTGAATCTCCCTGTCCGGCGTGCCCTGGTCAATCCACTTGAAAATCCTGCCCGCCTTGTTTGGAACGAGCCAGTAAGTTAGTTGGCAACTCTTTCCTTCTGGCCCCTTGTTAGCACTCACGGCAGAGCGAAAGTTTGGCTTGTGCTGCCAGCTTTCCGTCCACTTGTTCAGCACATTGGCCCTGATTCTGGCATCCGTGTCGCGTAGCACGTACATGGCTGCGCCTTGCGCGCCCAGCTTGGCTGCTGCTTTGGAGAACTTTTTCGCCATCTCGTCGGCGTTGGTATCTATCTGCAACCGAAAGCTATACGGCATTTGGCGCTCCAAAGATGAGGTCCACCAGTGGCTTGGGCTTCGGCGTCTTGGAAACCTTGAGCGGAGTCCAGTTGCTTGCCAATCGCACGCAATCTGGACAATGCTCGGCGGCTCCCAACACCCACGTCACCTGCCATTCCTCGTCGGTTTCGTCAATCTCAAGATGGCACTGGCAGTTGGTATTGTGCGCTGGCAACCCCTCGATTATGAAGGAATGGTCGTCTGCAACTTCAATGTCCCAGAGCGCTGTGCCTGGTGGTAACATTCCAGCGAACAATACCTGGACGGCCTGTCCGCTCTGTCCACCTGATAAAACGTTGCCCCGCATACCGCGCAAACCTTGCGATTCTTGGCTTGCGCCTCCGTATGCGCCATGTCCCCATGCAGGCGCGCATGAGAACGCCACGCCATTAGCGCCAGATTGTCCAGCGAATCGTTGGTCTTGTTCCCGTCTTTGTGGTGTACCGAGTACCCCTTGGGTATCGGCCCATGTGCCATTATCCAGCACCATTGGTAGCGGTAGACGTACCGCTTGCGTTCCTGTGTGTCCCAATAGCGGATGTACCGCCGTCCATCCAGCTTGATCTGCCAAGTGCTCTCCTCGGCTATGTCCTCGAACCGAAACCGACGAATTTCCCCGGCGCTGCGAATCCCGGCCAGCTTCTTGGCGCGCCCGTCCTCGCTGGCCCATTGCTTCGTAGCTGACGCCTTGGCCGCACAAAACTTGCACTCTACTGCCCTGTGGTCCTTCGGGTTGCCACAATGGCAAAACCTCCGGCACTCCATACACTGATCGCTCTTGTGGTTTGGTCCGAGCAACTTCCCGCACGTTCGGCAATACTGCTTCATGGTATATCCTCCTCTGAATGTCCTCCGAGAGAGTATATACCATTAATCCCAAACTGTCAATGTCAGTTGCGTCATGCCAGCCATCATTGGTGTACCATTTTTGCGTATCTGTGCATCCCACCCACGCGCCACCAGGAGCGCGTAGCCATGCCTGCCGGTGATACGGCTGCGACGGCTTAACGATGACTCGCGTTACCGGCTTCCAGTTACCCGCGTGGGTCAAGACGAGCATCCCTGGCCGCACGTCCTTCATGGGCAGCCAACCGATAGCGGTTAACACTTTGCTATCTGGCGTGGTAATGCAGCGGCAAATCGTTTTTCCATCACCAGGATACTGCGGCAGCGTCGGCATCTGGTGGCCCGCCGCCAGCGCCCGGTTATACGCTTCCCTGGCGCTCTTAAAGTACATGGCGATACGAGCTACTAGCTGCCGCTCCCGCAAGCTCACCGGCCCGACGTTCAATTCACCAGCCCACAACTGGTCGGCAAAGTGGCCCAGGTGCTTGTACTGCTCCACCAGCATGGCCCCGATGCGGCCCCAATCAGCCTGCGTCATGGCCGACGTGCCGCCCTTGCCCGCCATATAGGAGGCGATATACATGGTCTTGAGCCGCTGCCGGAAGGCCAACTCCCACTCTTGCCGCCCCATGCCGGACTTGAGCAGCCCAAGCAACTCTTGGGCATATCGCGATGCACTCAGGTTGATGTACCGATCAATCAAGGTCTCGACGTTGCGAACGGTCTGCTCTACTCGGTCGCCGCTCAGCCGTTGGTAGAAGCCCCGCGCTTGGCTGAATATCCAGGTGAAGGGGTTAGGCATCTTGCTCGTACTCCCTTCGGTCCCTGACCTCAGCCGTTTCCAGCATCCCCTCAAATTGCGGCAGGCTTTCGTCCCACGAGGCAAGCGCCGTCGCGATGTCTTTGTCGCTCACCTCGACGCTTTCTGGCAGGGGCAGTGGCGCTTCCCGCTTGCCGATGATCTCAAGGTCCTGGCTCTCAAACGCGGCCTTCACCTGCTCGATAGTGGAGGCGTTGTGGAGCGCGGCCAATATCTCTTGCCGCTCGTCGTCGCCAATCCACTCGGAGTAGAAGGCGCGTTCCGCTGGGTTGCGCCCCGCCGCGAACTCTTTGACGGCGATGCGCCTCCACTTGTCCAGGTCCAGGCTGGCCGCTTCTTTGGAGATGCGCCTTTCCACCTTGGACTGGTCCTTCGGCCCTTCTTCAAGGCGCTCGTCGTCTGGCAATTCCTCAAGCTCCGGCTCCGGTCCTGGCTTCTGGCCCTGGGCAGGCAGCGCCGTCGGCTCCACAGACTGTGGCTCGGCTAGCGGGTCAAGGCCCATGTAGATTTTGCGAAACTCGTCCGGCGTTACCAGCGCCAACCTCACCCCGCCGGTAGCGACGATGCCGTTGGCGACAATTTCCATTTCCCGCAGCTTGACGTTCTGGTCGTCGATGATGCAGTTCTCGAAGGCGCAAACAAAGTCCTTGCCAAAGAATGGGATGGCGATGTCGTTGGTGATATGCTCCGCCAAGTTGACATGAATGGGCCGAATGGTATCGCGCAGGAAGGTACGGTAGGCGGCCATCGCGTTGGCCTCGATAGCGGTCTTGGAGTACAAGCCCGGCGGGATGCCATGCACCAACATCAGCCGCTCGTGGTTGTACTCCCGCATCTCGAACCGCTGCAAGTCTCGAAACTCCACCGAGATGGGCGTGACCTCCAACTCGCCGCCTTCCAGGAAAGCGGTCTTGCCCGCGTTGTTGTAGCCGCTGTACTCGCTGCGCCACTCCCGCTTGAATTGGTCCCACGACCCCTTGTTGACGTTGCGCTTGCTCGCTACCACCATCGCTGGAACGCCACGGTTGCGGAGGCTGGCGTTGTATTCGCGCGAGCTATTGATGTCGCCCTCAAGCGCGTGCTGGCTGGCCTCAATGTCGGACAGGCCGTACAGGTCGGATAGCGGGTGAAAGTTCTTGAAATGTACTATCTCCCACGGCTCCAGGATAACCGGCTCCTGGCTGGTGGCAGCGTACTCGTAGTGCTTGATATAGTTCTTGGCATCCGGCACGATCTTGACACGATCTGGCCGCAAGGGGATGATGTAGGCAGGTTGCCCCGCCTCCCCGCCGTCAAAGCCCAAGTACCAATAGGCGTTGCCCGCGATGCACATATAGGAAATGGTGCTCATCCACAGGTCTTGCGTGGTCAGGTGCATGATCGGGTTGGGCCGCTGGATCAGCAGTTCCAGCGGGTGGTTCGGCACGCCCTCTAGCCCTTCCTCTCCCTCCACCCGCTTGGAGACAAAGAACTTGTAGGACGAGGCGGTCTTGGCCTTTTGCTTGATGCAAAAGTACGTGACCTCGCTCTCCTTGTATGCCTTGCCCTGGTTCTGCACGATCTGGTAGTCCGGCTCGCGCATCCCCTCTTCTTGCGTCATCACGGCAAACACGGAGCCGGCCTTGCCGCCAGCGCGCTTCTTGGTGAAACCAAACGGGGCAAGCAGATTGTCGACTATGCTCATAGCCACTCCCAGCGAAGCTCGCGATTGGGGCGAGCCGCCAGCACAATAGCATCGGCGCGATCAGGCGAACGCCCCAGCCGCTTGCGAATGTCGTCCTTGCTTTCGATCTGGATGCCCCTCGTTGACATTTTCCATCGCGCCGCGCACAAGTCGGCGCGCAACTCCCGGTCTTGCGGCAGCGCCACCTTCTCTTCGTTGGCCGGGTCTAGCAGTTCCCGCAAGCGCCAGTAGCACTCGGCGCGCTTGTTCATGAAGCCAAGCTGCCCCGACTTGTCGTACTCGTCGCTGCCCTCGGCAAAGTTCACCGGCTCGACGTTGATGCCTTCCAGCACCATGATGTCATAGGCCGCTGACCCCACGCCGATCACGTCAATGGCGGGCACCACCCCGTTTTCGATCTGCTCCATCACCAGCCTTGCTACGCTCTGCCCGTCGGACGTGGCAGAACCAGGATGCACGTCCAACGGAGCGAACCAGTTGCCGTACCGCTTGGAAATCACGGTCTGATCCTCACCGCCCCGCGCCACGTCAATGCCCATCGCAGACAGCGGGACCGGCGGCTGCTCCATGTTCTCCCAACGAGATTGTGCGTCTAGCACCCACTGCGTCGGGATTGCCTGCCACGGATCATCCTTGAATCCTACGCTAAAGTCGCCGTACAGCATCTTGGAGCGCATTGGCTCCGGCATCTGCTGCAACCGTGACACGTAATCAGTTGCCATCAGGTACGGGTTGTCCGTCACCCGCGCCGGAATGAAGGTGCGCGACTTGGGCCTGATCGTCTCCCCCTTCCACTCGAAGGGATCGCCGTTCTCGCGTTCCACTTGCTCGTCGGCAATCATGGCAAACCAGCGTAGCTCGCCTGGACGGGCTGGATTAGGACATTGTTCGTCCAGCCACGGTGACCAGTACTGGATGATCCACTCGCCCTCGGTGGTCATGGGCGGGTTGCTGGCCGACACGATCCGGCAGCGCTGAGTCAAGTCGATGGTGCGGTTCCACCCGATCACGTACAGGTATTGGTTTCTGGTAAAATGGGCCAGCTCATCAAAGCCGAGAAGGTCATGGCTGCGCCCTTGGAACTTGCGAACATCCTCCTCGAACTGTAACGCGCCAAACTCTAGGATTCGGTCCCCCGGTATGCCGCGCCAGATTTGGCTTTGGTTGTTGTACTTGGCCCCGGAGCCTTGCAAAAGCTCCCGACTGCGTTCCTTCATGTCGCGCAACTGTGGGTACTCGCGGCGAAAGATGATGCTGCGCTTATGGGCAGTTAGGGCAAGGCCCAAGAGTAGATCACTTTTCCCGCCCCCAGCTGAACCTCCGAATAGCAGTTCGTCAGCAGGAGACAGGTATGCGTCAACCTGCGGCCCCTTCAGCGGAACCCACGGAATCGCCCCCGCCGCTATCTGTTCCGCCAGTGCGCGTTCTGACTCGCTCATAGAGGGCCATAAGGCTAGCAACTCGTTTGTCGTCGGGGACTTTGTTGAGAGATTCGCCATTGGTTTTTACGTCCACCACGTCGGGCCGATCCAGGCCCAGCAACTTGGCGCGGCGTTCCATGATTCGCACGCACCGATCCACCGCTTTCTCGTTGCCCGTTAGCGCCCTAGGGAACATCGCCATAAAGAGGGCGTCAAGGCGGGCGTTCTCCACTTCGCGCAACTCGTTGGCTGGCTCCTGGATGGTGCGATCCAGGGATCGTCTGACGGCATGGTGCGCCCCCGACTTGGAGGCCCAGCCCAGTCGCTTGGCGATGTCGTCATAGGACATACCAGCCTTGCGCAGCTCTAGCGCCTGCCGGTCCTTGTCAATGGTCTTGATGCGTTGGTCTTGTCTGCCCATGCCATCACCTTATCTGTCAACAAGCCTCGGCTCCTTGCCCGTCATGTCCGCCCAACGTTGCAGCGCTACAGCGACATAGCCAGGAGCGATCTCCACCGCCCTGCACTTGCGGCCCAGGCGTTCGCAGGCGATGAGGGTAGTGCCGGAGCCAGCGAAGCCATCGAACACGACCTCGCCAGCCTTGGACGAGTTCTCAACCGCGCGATCCACCAGCTCGACGGGC